TAGTACGGTTAGGCTTGGTCATCGCGGTAAACTTGCCTCCTCGCTAGAGACACGGCTGAACCCCGAGCGTAGCGACAAGGGGTGAGGCTAGTGTCACCCTTGTACGAAGTACAGGGACGGAAGTTGAGTTGGATGTTGAGGGGGGTGTCGGAGGGGGGCATAGGGTAGGGGTACGGGTCTTCGGCCTCAGTTGATGTCCAAACGCCCTGACGACCCCTTAGCGGGGCGGGAATCGCTATGCCTTGTGGCTGGTTCGGTGGCACTCTGGGAGGGGGGCTGGCTGTATTCCCATCGGATGACCCCCTTCTGGGCGGCGTGGCGGATGTAAATCTCGGACTTGAACGCCCCTTCGGTGTCCTTGAGACCTGCCCGACCCCGGCGCTTGGTCAGGCCGAACTTGTAGATGGGCTCTTCACCTTGGCAGCGGAAGAGCACGGCGACCTCGCGGAAGTAGTTTGTGAACTCCGAGGAGCCGAGGCCCGCGTAGGCTAGGTCAGCGACGGTGTGGCCTTCCTTCTCAGCTGAGGTCTTGGGCTTGCCGGTGTGGTGCATAGCGACGAGGACGGCGCCTGTCTCGAGCAGGATCGGGGCAAGGTCATGTCGCAGGAACTTGGACGCCTGCTCCTGGTCAGAGACGTCGATGCCGGCGAAGGACAGCAGAGGGTCGACAAAGACGATGTCAGCCTTGTGCTCGATGATGAGAGCCTTCAGCGCGGCGGTGAAAGCCGTGCCAGTGCTAACGGTGTCGCGGTAAATTGCTAGGTGTTCCTTCAGCTGCGCGATCTCGGCTGAGTCAAGGTAGGCACCTGCCACCACGTCTTGCAGACTCTCTCCGCAGTCGAGGGCGTCGTTCTCGGCTTGCAGGATGATTGAGCGCAGGGGCTTGACTGGCTTGATGCCGAAGAAGTCACGGCCTAACGCCCAGTGCACGGCGGCCTGCATCATCAGCGAAGACTTGCCGGTGCCTGACTGCCCGACGATCAGGAGAGACCCACCCTTACACAGCCAGCGGTTGCCAAGGATGTTGTTCGGGTCGTTCTTGCGGTCAGCGGTGAGGAGGTAGTCGAAGTCCATGCGCTGCGGGCCGTGCCTTGTCTTGGCCCCCTTGCGCTTATCTGCCAAACGAGCATAGTGGTCGAGCAGTGTATCCGGGTCGGTGGCGTTGTGTGCCGCGTTAGATGCCTCACGGAGGAGGGCGGCGTCGGTAATGAGGTCGACGTGCTCGGGGCGATATGTCGACGCACCGGCATCGCTGACCAGGAGTGAGACGGTGGCAGCGTCCACAAGGGAGCGGGCCTCGCGTAGGCGTTGGCTGACGGTGAGCTCGTCGGCAGGGACACCATCCACAGCCAGGGACAATGCCGCAGCGTAGATGTCTTGGTGGACAGGCTCAAAGAAGTCGGAGGGCTTGAGATCACTAGGGAGAGGAAGCGCGTCACGAAGGAGGACGCCGAGGAGGTGGCGTTCCGCCGGCACGTTGTTCGGAGGAGTCATGGAAGAAGGGGTTGGGGTTTGTGGGCGTGGGTGCCCGAGGTCAAGGTGCTTTGCGGAGGAGACGGTCGAGGTCGGTGCGTCGGTAATGCGGGACTGGGCGGGGAGTCTTGTAAATGCGGACGGGGATGTCTTGGCCGTCGATTCGGTACTGGATGCCGCGAACGGTGCGCCGCTGCTTGCGAGCGTACTGCGTAAGCGTGACCCAGCCCTTCGGGGGCGTGAAGTGGTCGAGCTCTAAGGCGGCGATGTTGGCGTCCTCCCAGGTCTTAAACTTTTTTGACAGACGGTACACAAGTCGCCAGCCGACGCGGCGCTCTTCTGCGAAACCAGCCTTGACGATGCGGGCAAGAATAGGTCGTGAGCCCGCTAGAGTCTTTACGCGGATGAGGGGCAGGAGGTCCATCGTTCTGATCCAACCGTCGATGTCTTCGCCAGTCGAGCCACGGAGAGCGTCGACTAAGCCGCGAGCGTCGAAGGGCTTCATGCGCGTGCCTTCGGGGTGTAGACCTTGAGGTCGGTCTGCCATATCCAGCTGCGCCCGACCTTGTGCACAAGCCAGACCTTCCAGTCTTTGCCATCGACCCAGCCAGCAGCAAAACCTGAACCCCACCGGCTTGTAGCTAGACGATGCGATGCGTAAGCCATAGCGTCCTTCTGACAGAGACAGCCGGCAGAGAAAGCGGCGCCGCCTTCGGCCTTGGTCAGGTTAACCTGGGCGAGCGTGTGCGTGTGGCCGTGGATGAGAGCGCCTCCCCGGTCTGCGTAGTGCTTGCCCTGCTCGGCAGTGGCGTTCAGGCCGTGCGCGTAACCGTGGATGAAGGCCACAGGTCCGAGACGATAGACACCCTTCTCAGCGTGGTAGGGCAGGATGGTCTTGGCTCCGCAGCTCTTAGCGGCGGTCTTGATGCGGGCCTCTAGGTCAGCGCAATAGTCGCGGACGATGGCCGAGCCGGACGTATGCTGGAGGGCGACGGTGCGGTGCTCGTGATTGCCCATGAGGTAGACGGTGGGCTTGGTGCGGGCGAGAAAGTCCTCTCCGCCCTGGATGTCGGCCATGAGGGACTCAGCACCTTCAGCGTCATTGCCTACGCCACGGCGAAGCGATCGGAAGTCGAAGCAGTCGCCGAGGTGCACGCGCACGGTCGGCTTGTAGTCCTTCATAAACTCGCAGAGGGCGTCTGTCGCCTCGTGGTCTGCCATGTCGCCGTGATTATCACCAAAGGCCACAAAGCGGATAGGGGTGCTCATTTGTTGTTTAGGTGAGGGATGGGCTGGCCGGAGTCGAAGGCCGCAAGCATCTCGTCACGGCGCTGTCGGGCGGTCAGTAGGTCGTGGCCGATGTTCTCGACGATGTCCGTGCCGCGACGACGTAAGCGGAACCAGTAGCAGTCGCCCAGGCGTTGCAGGTGGTGGTTCGGGTTGTCAGTGATGACCTTATCAGATTTGCGGTGGCCCTTGCTGACCGTGTACTTCGGGCAGGCCAGCAGGAAGGCGACGCGATCAGGGGACAGGCCGACCTTGCGGGCCCATGCCACCGTCTCAAGGGTTAAAGCCTCCATGACTTGGCGAGGATGCGTCCTTCGGACATGATTTGCTGACGGGCGTTAGGCTTGAAGATGTACTCCTGGTCAAAGGAGTGCGAGGCGCGTATCTCGGCGATGCTGTCTAATTCTTCGTCATTGGCGGGGCCGATGCCAGCGGTCGAGACGTAGACCGTGCGGACCTTCCAGCCCTTCTCCCAGAGGATGTCCTGACAGACCCGCAGCTCATTGATGTAACGCCAGTCGGAGCAGACCACGGTCTCGGGGCTTACCTGATCGTGGTGCTTCATCACCGGGCACCAGTTGGCGAAGTGTCGGGCGAAGACATCCTTGTCGAGGCGCCGTGCGAAGCGACCAAAGGCGACCAGGGCGTCTCGGTTCTCGCACTTGAAGTCCTCGGCCATGAAGTTGCCTTCGAGTCCGAGATAATCCATGAAGTGGTTACCGGCTTCCTTCAGCGCGTCGGCAAAGTTGATGTGCTCGGCAGGGCGGGTTGACCACTCCAGCAGGCCCGAGGCCAGCGTGTCCTTCCCTGCCCGGGCGAACCCACTGATTAGGACGAGAGTAGGGGCGGCCATCGGTGGGGGTGTCTCGGTCATAACCGATTAGAATGGAGGAGCGTCGGGGAGGGCGTCGGGTACGGTCGGCTTCTGGGAGCCCTTGGGGTAGGTCATCTTGTACTTGAATTGCGGGCGACCGTTGTACTCGCCATTTGCTTCACACTCCACGCCGACAAGGATGGTCTGGCCGCAGGCGGGTTCGAGGTACTGCATGTACTCTGCCGCCGTAGCGTCGAGCCTGATCTCCTCGGTGAACTTGCCGGAGTACTTGCCGACGAGCATGGCGAGCGCCTTGCCGTACTTGGTCGAGAAGTTCTTCGACAGGCAGAAGCCCTTGTCGTCGACGAAGAAGAGGCGGGCGGAGCAGGTGCCGTCCTCCCAGACCTTGACCTTCTCGAACTTGGGCTTGATGAGCTTCAGACGGTAGGTGCCGTTGGTCGAGATGGAGGTGAGCGGGGGGCGGTCGTTGTTTTCGGTGGTCATATTAGTGTTAGGTGGAAAGTGTAATAGTCTATGTGGCTTTATTCCCATAATTCTGTCCATACATTCAGAAGTACGACTATATGCATATAGGTCTTGAGCCAGTTTTTTTTGTCCCTCTTCCATATACCTAGTAATTTCATCTAGGCTTGGAGGGCATATGTTTTTAAAATCCCAAACGCCATCACGTAAAAAGTTATGTTTGTAAGCAATTAAGACCGGGACTAGAACGTCATAAAGTGGGAACAATTTAATTTCAGTAATAGGATTAATTTCTAAAAACTTTAGAGCAAAACTTGGCATACGGATGCAGCAAAGAGTCTGATTGGTAGCATCATCGTCTAAAGGTATCGGTATCTTAACGTACACGGTATTAGGCAAAGGTGATAGCGGTGGAGGTAGACGGTCCCTTGATGTCGATGACCTGGACTTCGTCACCGTAGGCTGGCCACTCGCCGAGGGTCGTGCACTCGCGGTAGGCTTGCAGCGCCTTCTCGAAGTCAGAGCAGGCGTAGGACATCAGCTCAGGGCCGATCTCCACGACAGCCGTGGCGTAGGGCGGGGCCTTCTCAACAAAGAGAAAGCGGAAGCCAAGCACGCGGCGCTCAAAGGCGGTCTCGAAGCACAGGCGGTAGAAGTAGGCCTGTAAATTATAGCGGTACGCCCGGATGCTCTTTAAGATGGCCGCCGGCGAACAATCGTCTGTACTTTTCAGGTCCCAAAGGTAGCCGTCCGAGCCCACGCCATCAATTGCACATTTAAGCTGCACGCCACAGTGATCGGTGGTGAACATGAACTCGGTCATCTCGAAGGTGACCTCCATGCGCTCGAGGGCGTGCCTGGCGGCTGACGCGATGATGTGGCACTCGGCAGACTCCTCGGCGCTGACGACCGTCATGCCAGGCTTCAGGCTGGACTGGAACGCTTCGTAGGTGGCCTTGCCGTCCTTGGTGCGGCGGTCGCACTCGGGGGCCGTGACGAACTTCTCGTTAAGCAGTTCGGGCTGGAGCACGGC